AATGCATACCACGAACAATATCAGCGAAACTATCAGGGTCTCTGTAAGTTTCTGTCTTGTTGATTTGTTCAGCAGTTGCTACTGCTGATGAATGACCTGCTACAATAACACCATAGTTACTTGTATTAGAAGCACCTACTGTTGAAGGTCCTGTACCAACTGAAGGTAGGTTATTAGACATATATATCTTAAACCCATGTAAGTTACTTACGATTAAACCATTTTGTAAGCCACTTCCACCCCAATCAGCTTGTAGCAATCTAGAGTCTTCATCCTTTAATAGTTCACAAAATACAGGGTCTAAAACTAACCATCTGTTATTTGAGTCTACGTTTTGTTGGTCTAACTTTCTAGACATACGAGCTATAACTTGTAATGGACTCGCAATACCACCAGTAGTTGCATGCATTGTTGTAGTAGTTTGTCCCGGAGCTCTTGGTTTAAGAGCAATGGAATTGTTTGCAGTACCTGCACTACCATTTTCTGCTGTAAAGTCAGATGCGTCTAGTGACATTGAAGCCAACAATTCTGCACCAACTAAGTTAGCACCATCAGAAGATGAGTCTACTGCTTTAGCTCCATTTACTGTTGTATTAATAGTATCTGGTGAACTATGTAATGCAGACTGTTTGAAACCTGACAAGTAGCCTAGTACTTCTTGGTCGTATTGGTCTTTGAGCCTATATGCAGCTCTATCAGATGCAAGTGATTGAAAGTTCACATGCGAATGGGCTTCCTCAATATCATCAACTTTAAATGCAAAATAGTTTGCTTTGTCGATAACAAGAGAAAATTCTTCATCGTCAATATCCTGTGGTGTAATAGTTGAACCACGAGAATAAGATTTGACAGTGATTTCAGGCTCTTTGATAACCTTAACTGTGTCTCCAAAGTTAGCGATTTCACCAAAGTAGTCTGAATTAGTTATTGCTTCCACTACAGAACCCTTACGAAAAGCAAGTTGTACCTGTTTGGAATAGATTACAGGAGAAAAATTACCATTTGGTAAGTTTCCATGCCCTGCTGCACTAGTAAAAGCCATAATCATTCTCCTTTTCTTTTACTTAAACAGATGCAAAATACCATATACATATCAGAGAGGTCTATAGATATAAGGTGCGATTAACTAACATGTTGCAATCAAGTTAACTAATCGGGCAAATACTAAAGAGTAAGTCTTTGTCTTATTTGGAATTTGCAAGATTGTAAACAACCTAAGTGTTGCTTACATTAGTTATACATGATTTATATTATTTGTCAAGCACTATCGTGCTGAACCTGATAAATCATATATAAATTTCTTAGAACGGATAGCTTCCATAATTTCGTCAGAACGTTTTTCATATTCTGCTGTTGACATTTTTTGGACTTCCGATTCTTTTAAATACGTTGAGCTTTCATTTGTTACTGGTGTTGATTTTTCTCCACGAGTATTAACAGCTTTTGCTGCATCTTTATTTGATGTTTTCTTTACTGACTCAATTTTTTTATCTGCTTTATAGAGGTCAATAGCACGACTAGCTGACCTTGCATCTTCTTCATTTTCATATAAAGCATCTTGTACCCATTTAGGCTGTTCTTCTGCCCATTCGTGAAAGTCATCACTTTCTCTAATCTCAGTAAAGTCAGGATGTAGTTTTAATAATTCTGCTTCAGCTTTTTCTTTTGAAGCATTTAACTGCATCTCATTTATCTTTTTCATTTTCTCTTCAAGAACATCTGATTGTTCTTTAGCTTTTTTAATTGCTATTGTTTCAACTATACCTGCTACATCAGGATATTCTTTTGCCCATTCATCTATCTCTGCTTCAGTCTTGGGTAACTTAATCTCTTTCTTTGTAGCTTTTGTTAATTGTTCTTCAAGATTTTGTATTTTTAATTCAAGAGTTTTTTGTTGTTGTTGTTGATGTTTTCTTAAATCACCATACCTTTTTTTAAAAGTTCTTTCTTCAGCATTTTCAGGTTCAACTTCCTCTTTTACTTCTTCTTTTTCAACTTCACCTTTTTGTTCTTCTTTTAACTTTTTTAATTCTTCTTCATCTTTTTTTATTTTGTCTTCTCTGCTATATGGCTTTGCCATAAATGCTTTCTTTTCTATTTTTACTTCTTTTGTCATAGCTTCCTGTTGTTCTGCCATGTTTCTTCTCCTTGTGTTGTTGGGGTCAAAGTAGCCAGTCATAGGGGTATGAGTAGCCAACAAATATGTGGGTTATTTATTTTTTCTTAGAAGCTAACCCACCATGCTTCATAAATGCTTGAGCACCTATCTTATCAAATTTATTTCCTTTTCCTGATGTAGCTTCTTTAAAGGCTTTCTCTGCTTGGTCTACTTCTTCTTTGCTTCTTCTTTCAGCTTTTTCTTGTTCTCTACTCTCATTATTAGTACTTGCAGAAGAGCTACTACCACTTGTAGTGTTAACAGTTTCTGTAGGTCCATAGTATCGTCTTGGTTGAGGAGTATTTTTATTTTCTGCTTCTATCTCTAGAGGAGATTTATTACGTGTAGTACTTGTACTTGTTTTTCTATTTAAATTTTTATCAAGTTTTACTTTACTTAATTTCTTTTCAGCACTTTCTAAATTATCTATATAGCTTTGTTGATTACCTAATCCAGCACCTTTGATAGCTCCTATAATTCCCTCACCCTTACCAAAGGCTTCTGCACCAGCTTTAATTGCTTGACCTAGATTATATTTAGGTTTAAGTCCTCTTCTTCCGGGAGTTCCAAAAGGTGTATCATCTAGTTGAGGTGAGTATACATCCCATTCTTGTCCATTCCATAATGCTTTAACAGTATAATTTTTCTTTTGTAATTGTTCCATCTCAAATTGATTTTGAGTACTCCAACCTGCAGGAGCAGTTTTTGGATTAACAATACTTCTAATAAATTTATCATCCCCACGTTTTGTTACAAAGTCTGCACTATCTGCTCCTAAAGTTATTGAATGACCTCGTGGTACAATTTTTCCTTCAAACATTGTTGTAGAACCATCTCGTTCTTCTCTTTCAGCAACTGGACTTGTTGTTTGAATTGACTCTTGTATAGCACTATCAGTAGCTACTTCAGTACCTTTTAATACATATCCCGGACCGGGGTCTGGTACTAACTGACCTCCTACATTATATACTAATACTTCATCACCTGTTTCAGGGTTAACAAACATTTGTTGTTTTATTCCAGTACCAGCCATGTATTGATTATATTTTTCAGATACATTTGTTTTCTTAATGTCTTGACCTTCTGCTGCTTTAACAATAACAAGCTCACCCATGTTGCCATCATCATCTTCAGCCATAATATCTTCAGGAGTAAAGGGAACATCATCAGGTAGTTCAGAAGAATCGTTACTCATCTGTCCCATTTTTTCCATCATCTTTAAACCTGCTTTAGCTTCTTGTCTCATCTTCATAAGTCGTTCTAAACCTATGTATCTAACTACATCAGCTGGAAATACAAACTCACCTTCTGATACCATTGCAGGTACATCATCTCTAACTTCTTTTTGCATAGAACCAACAGGAACATCGTTACCAGACACAGGGTCTTTTGTGCCACCATCTTGTTCTAATCCACCATCTTGAAATATTTTCATTTGTTCTTTCATTTTTTCTCTGCTCCTATTACTTCATCTCGTAATAATTTTAATCTACGCAATGTTGTAATAGAACCTTGTGCTCTATGTACAACATTTAATTCGTTACTCTGCTCAAGAACTTTATGTTTTTGGTCTATGAGTAAATCTATATAATTATTGAAGCTGTCCAGTAGCCGTTTGTTGTCCACCAGCGGCTTGAGGTGAGACAGCACCTGTTTCTCCTTGTGCATTACCTGTAAATCCTTGTTCATTTGGTGTAGGTGCTTGACCTACTCCTACTTGTCCACCACCACTACCACTTGTATCGTTGGCATCAGCACCTGCTTGTGGTTTTCCTTGCTGTTCAGGTTGTGGTTGTTGCATTCCCTGCATCATTTTTGCTTGTAGCATAGCTTCATCTATGTTATTAGTAACTTTATCAGGGTCTAAGTCCATTGATTTAGCAATTTCTCTAATAATATACTGAAATTTTGCAAATGGTGCAAGTGCTGGGTTACTTGCTGTACCTAAAAACTGCATTAGTCTTTGGCTACGTACTTCATTAGCCATTAGACTTTCTGTTCCCCTAGCTTTTACTTCTAAATCACCTTTAATTTTAGGGTCAAAGTCAAACTGCATATTAAATCTAAACAGATTTTCTCCTAAAGGTCGTAGTAAATAGTCATCTACATTCTTAATAACTGTTTTAATACCACCACTTGCAGCATTCATTAACATTGAGATACCACTAGCTGTTCTTCCAACCCCTGTAACTCCTGTTTGTCCATGAGCAAAGGATGGAAACCCTGTGCTTTCATCTGATAACTGTCTAGCTTTATCAAATAACTGCATATTTTCATTTGATACATTTGGAAACTTTGTTCCAAAGATAGCTTGTCCCGGAGCACCACCTTGTCTTCTAAATATTTTTCCCGGATACACAGATAAGTCTTGTCCCGGAACTAAATTTGTTTCATCTACTTCTAT